ACTTGACACAGTTTATGCGTATTCTCGGCGGCTTCAGCGTCAAGACTGGCAAAGACCGAAACGGACAAGAAAATTACATACAAGTTCCTGTTAGATACGGTGACATTAACCGTATGGCAGCTCACATAATGAAAAATCAAAGTGAGAACATGATTAACACTGTACCTTTTATCAGTGTTTATGTTACTGACTTACAAATTAGTTCCGAGCGTAGATTAAATCCCACACACGTTGACACTGTAAGAGTTTTTGAGAAAAAATACGACTATCAAGCAGGAGAGTATGTAGACGGCGAAGTGGGCAATACATATACTATAGAACGTTACATGCCTGTGCCTTATGACTTAACTGTTCAAGTAGATATATGGACTAGCAACACTGAACAAAAACTACAGTTGATGGAACAGTTACTGGTCTTGTTTAATCCTAGTATCAACTTAAAAACCAACGACAATCCTTTTGATTGGTCAAATTTAACTTATATAGAATTAGTTAACGTAGTGTGGAGTGCTCGGCAGGTTCCACAAGGCACAGATGACATCATTGACGTTGCTGCTTTAAACTTCACCTTACCTATATTAATCAATCCTCCTGCAAAAGTAAAACGTCAAACACTAATCCATACCATACTTACTGAGATTAAGAAAAAGCAAGGTGAAGATATCTTTGAATGGATGCCCAGTAATCCAGTGCCTAATAAAGAATGGGTCGTTGTTACTTTTGAAGATTTAAAACTTCAAGCAGGTATCGAAGGCAACAGAGCAACGATACTTAATCGCAATGGCGGCACCACTGATGAAAGCGGAAACCTATTAACGTGGGAAAATGTTTTAAGACCTTACGGAGAGATTAAATTTGGCATAAGCAACTTGAGACTAAGACGTGGGCCCGATCCTAGCGACTTTAGCCAAGATATTATTGCTACTATTGATAGCATAGAACCAGAACAACCTAATATACTAAATCTTAGCATAGATTCTAATACTCTACCCGACGCTACTATTCCAGCTATATCAGCAGTTATAAATCCCACAAAAGTGGCTCCGGGGAAAAATTTGCCGACTGCGGCGTTAGGTCAAAGATATCTAGTAGTAGATGAAGTGCCCAATGGATCATACTGGGGTATAGTAAATGCCAAGACTAACGATGTTATCGAATACAACGGTAGTAACTGGATAGTATCATTTGATAGTGCTAGTAATTCTAATGCAGTGGTGTTAAATATAGCAACAAACTTATTATATGAGTGGCGAAATGGTCAGTGGATAAGTGCTGTAGAAGGAACTTATCAACATGGCTGGTGGAGATTATATCTGTGAAGCAATTTAAAGGTGTGGGTGCGATTATTGTTAGCGAAGCTACAGGAAAAGTCATGACTGTTCTTCGCTCTCCACAAGAGTCGCATCCAGGTACCTGGACCTTTGCTGGTGGCAGAGTCGAAGTTAACGAAGCGACAGCAGATGCGCTAAAAAGAGAATTAGAAGAAGAACTGAATCTAACAAAAATTAAAAAAATATTACCTTTACACAGCTATCAAAGTCGTAGCAAAGATTTTATCTACGACACTTATATTGTGCTGGTTAGTAAAGAATTTGTACCAGATTTAAATTGGGAAAACAGTGGTTATGCATGGACTGACATTGACAACTTACCTAGTCCTTTACATCCTAAAGTAAGGCAAATGTTAGGCTCTACTAGACTGCGAACTAAATTTAAAAATTTTTATACATGGGTGGATAAGAAAAATGGCAGCAGAGATAATACCATTTCCGAAGAGAGAAAAGCCGCTTAAGGTAGCTAGATCAATAGACTTATATTACTGTTGGGATGACAGGCTTAACAACCCGCTATTGAATAGTATCTTTAAACCAGAAACTAGTTATGTTGAACGTTGGTATTTGCAAACTCTGCATTTATTAAACAACGAAGAAACCGATCACCCTATCATTCAACTGTTGTTAAGTAACACAGACAAAACCCTAAACATATTGATAGAGAACACAGAAAAAGATCTTGCAGTTCAAAGATATTTTTCAGACGTCAGTAACACAGACGCAGCACAAGCCAATGTGCTTAGACTAAACCGTTGGCTTAATAAGTGGCAAGGTCTACTTCAATTCCGTCAGCGACTTTAAACCGTTTAGTTCCTAAGTGGCTTATTTCGCAAGTTGTCGGAATGTCTAGCCAAATTGGAATGTTGTTGTCGTTGCACTGCCTAAAAAACTCAATATCTTCGCCTGTATATTGGTTGTTGTAAAAACCTAATTGGAACCAGGGCACATTTAACTTGTCAAACACTGACATCTTTATCAAGCAAAATCCCAAAGCCATAGCTTCAACTTTGATATGACTGTCTGTTTGTTCTTCTACTCGAACGTGACTGTCCCAGTCATCTATCTTGTGCCATGCTGTGGTAATAATAGGCTCTACTCTTTTACTATAAGCAGCGCCCACTATATCTTCTTCAAATTCAATCAAGTCTAGGACATGATATGGTTCGAACTCAATATCACTGTCTATAAACATGACATGTGTAGCAGACCAGTCTCGTGCTGCCAACACTAGCTCATGGCGTTGATTAGCAATAAGTGTTCCTGGACTTAAAAACAGTTTGTGCTCTATGCTCAAGTCTGTTAACACTTTGGCCAAGTTATATAACGAATATGCACATGCACTGTGCATTTGATCCCTAGTAGGGACACAAATTGCTAATCGAACTTCTTGCAGATTCATTTAACTTTTTTAAGAGATAATTTAGTTGGTGCTTTGTCTGCTTGCTCAGCTTCTGCTGGTTCTTGCGGTTGCATAATACCAATGGCTTCTTCTGCGCGAACAGTAGCTGCTTTAATAGTATTGGCTAGTCTAACGCACAACTGAGTTGCACGAACGTAAGCATCTTCAGGTAACTTGACCATTTTAGTCATTGTTTCGAGACTTGTCTTACCTGTTGTTAAAACTTCTATTGCAGCTTGTTTGCCTAGATAATTGATCCAATAATCTTGTTCAACATCTTCACGGCTATCGATTAGTTTGACTAACTCGTCTTCGCCGATCGTTTCTAACTTTGCTTCTAGTAGAGATTTTTCTTCTTCTAAAACTGCTTGTTCGAATTTTCTAGTTTCTGTTGCCAGATCGCTTTCTATTTTTCGAATGCGGTTAATAGTTTCTATAATTGCACGGGGGCGAGCTGCACCTGTTTCATTATTAAAATTTTCTTGTTCAAATTTACTAGCAGTTGAATACGGGCATGCATCAAATGCTGCTTGTAATTTGCTTTTTAATTTTTTAGTGGTCATAAAAAAATACCTCAAAATGTTTAACTTTGAGGTATTTATAAGTTGTTGTCTTAAAAAGATTAGTGGTTGAACGGTGTTGTTCTGCCGCCGAATCTAGAACTTAGTGAAATTTGAGTTCCTGAGCTTTGACCAACTAATGACCCGAGCGTTCCACTTAGTGTAATGTTTGTGCCAGCTGCTGGAGGATACGGTTGATTACCGTATGCTCGTCTAACACGACCCATAACAATTTCAGTACCTGTTGCTGGTAAAATAGGCATTTTTCAATCTCCTGTTAAAAATATTTATCCTAATGTTTGGGGCTGTTACACCCCAAACATCTTACAGGAAATTAGGCCTGCTTACCTACTTGAGCTTCAAGTGTCTTCACTTTAGCACTTAGTTCCTTAACTGCTTCGATTAGAAGAGCTGTTAGCTTGTCATACTTGACCGTCTTATAGCCTTCTAGTGCAGAAGCAACAACTAATTCTGGTAGAACTGCTTCAATTTCTTGAGCAATAACACCAACTTCAGCTTTGTCTTCGATACCTAAGCCTAGAGCAGTTTCGTTTGGACGATAGTGAACACCACGAATCGCTTCAACTTTGTCTAATGCACCAGCAATCTCAACGATATCTTTCTTCAAGTTAACGTCAGAGAAGTAAGCTGTAACTTCACCTGTTGCAGTAATGTTACCAGTAACTGTTAAAGCACCTGTGCTTAACGCTGCTGTTGTTGTAGCACCGCGAGCAGTAACGTTTGCTAATGTGCTTGTTTCAGTGTAACCAGTGATGAAGCCAGCACCGTTAGTCAATTGGTTAGTGTTAGTAGGAATAGTGATTACACCAGTTGAACTATTGTAAGCACCGCTGCCTGCTGTGAAACTTAATGCACCACGTGCCAATGCGTCTGTATACTGAGTAATTGTGTTAGTAATTACACCAGTTGAGCTGTTATAGCTGATACCTGTACCTGCACTTACTGCACCACGAGCACGAGCGTTTGTGAAGTATAGGTTTGTGCTACCTTCAGTAATCTCGTCTGTGTTGTCCTTACCAGCAACCGCTGTGTCAACATAAGATCTAGTTGCAATAGTTGATGTATCAACTGCTACTGTAGGCGTAGCACCTTCACCGCTGTTGTTAGACAGAGTGATACCAGTACCTGCAACCAAACTACCTACGTAGTCGCCTGTTGTATCTGTACCCAGTGCAACGCTGTTAGCTGCTACTGTGGCTGTTAAAGTTGCGTTTGCGCTACCGTCGATGCTTACGCTACCTGTTAAGTCACCTGCTAGTGTGATTGTTCTAGCAGTTGTCCACTTGCCAGCACTTGTAGCTGTATCTGCGTTACCTGTTAATGCACCAGTAAAGCTAGTAGATGTAACGCTAGTTAATCCACCTAGTGTTGTAGCACTGCCGCCCAAGCTGATACTTGTTGTACCAACTGTAACTGCACTGTTTGACAAACTTGCGTTTGGAATAGCACTTGTGCTAATTGCACCAGTTGTGCTGTTGTAGCTGATACCTGTACCTGCGCTTACACTGCTACGTGCGCGAGCTGTTGTGAAGTATTGGTTTGTAGAACCTTCACTAACTGCATCTGTATCTAATGTGCGTGTTCCGCCTAGAGCAACTGATGCACCGTTGATAGTGATGCTGTTGTTTGTCAAGCTGCTGTTAGGAATAGAACCTAAGCTGATTACACCAGTAGAACTGTTGTAACTTACGCCACTGCTTGTGCTTGCACTTAATGCACCACGAGCACGGGCTGTTGTGTGATACTGGTTTGTAGAACCTTCTGTCAGGTCGTCTGTGTTTACTGCGATTGGGTGGTAAACTGCACCATCGTTAGTAAATGTCCACTTGTCAGAACCTTCGTTCCAACGTAATTGTGTGTTGGCTTCATCACCGCGCTCAACTTCGATACCAGCGTTCTGTGTTGGGCTACCAGTTGCATCGCTGTTCAATGTTAAGATGTTATCAGCAATAGTAACTGTGTTAGAGTTAACTGTTGTAGTCGTTCCGCTAACTGTTAGGTTGCCTGCAACAACGATACCTGCACTTGTAACTGTCAATGCTGTGCTGCCGTCAACTGTAACTGTGACGGTACCAGTACCTGTATCAACAACGCTAACGTTGCTGTTACCTTGTGTGATACTGCTTGTGCTGATAGCACCAACTGTGTCGTCAACATATTTCTTAGTTGCAGCATCTGTGTTAGCACTTGGTGCACCTAGACCAACAATCTTGTTGTTGTTCATGTCAATGTTGTCACCAAAGTTAACTTCAACACCTGCGCTGTCGGTAATGTTCTTGCCGCTGGCAATTTGTAGTGTACCGTCAACGTTAACGTTTGTTGTGCTGGAACCTAGTTGTAGAACACCTGCACCAACTGTGTTGATACGAATGTTTTGGTCAGCGTCAGCTGTGAATGTGATAGTACCAGAATTGTCTTCCAGAACTTTTGTACCGTTAACATACAAAGAACCTGGACCAACGTAGATATCTTTCCACTGTCTTGTTGGGCTACCTAGGTCATAAGTAATGTCTGCGCTAGGAATAATATCACCAGCGATGCTGCTGATACTGCCAGTTAATGTCAAGCCAGCAAATGTTGGGCTAGATGTTGTTGCTAGACCTTGTGCTGTGCTGATTGCACCTGTGCTACTGTTAT